TATCTTAAAGAATTAACCTATAGAACCCTTGTCAGGGACAAGCCCTAGGGTATCAACATTTTTATATCTGTCAAGAGGATAAAGGAAATAAAATAAATGGAATACAGAACGTACATAATGAGAGGCACTAAAGAGATAGAGGTGACAGGTGATGTATACCAAGATGGCATAGGCTATTGGGATGATCATCAGTTCGTAGTTGAAAGAGTGCCTGAGTTTTTTATAACAGAGGCATACAATAATGATAGTCGAAAGGCGGTGGCCTTAAAGTCATTGACATCCAAGGAGATACTGTGCATTTTAGACATGTTTACACAAGATTATTGGGATCAGATATTATGAGCAATTGGTTAAGCCACAAAGAATGTCCATACGAGGACTGCGGAAGCACCGATGCCTTCAGCTACAACCTAGAGAGTTGTTCGGGTAGGTGTCATAGCTGCGAAAGAAAATACCCAAGGACTAAGGACACTAAGTTCGAATGGGCAGCAGAAACATACCCTGTCATGGGGCAAGAGCAAGAGAAAGATGATTGGAATATGAACCAACAGCAACAAACAAACATTAAGCCAGTGCCTACAGAGGTACTGACACCTGTCTATAGGACTGTCAGGTCTATCAGTGAGCAGACCATGAGGTACTATGGTGTCAAGACATTCCTGGATAGCAATGGCAAAGAGGTTAAGCAGGAATATCCATACCCATCAGGAGGTATCAAGACTAGGTTTTTCCCTAAAGAGTTTAGAGCTACCAACCTCAAGTCGGACGAGCTATTCGGTATGAACCTATGGAATGCAGGGTCAGGTAAGATCGTAACTGTAACAGAGGGTGAGCTAGATGCCATGTCAGCATACCAAATGTGTAACTCAGAGAAGTATTCATCAGCCTTTGTGTCACTACCATCAGCCACCCCAAGTAATAAGCTATGGACTAAGGCAGCCGATTGGTTAGGGTCATTCGAAAAGATCATACTGTCAATAGAACATGATGAACAAGGCAATGCTGTAGCTCAAAGGATAGCTAACCTATACCCTAACAAAGTTTACAGGGTACAGCATGACAAATACAAGGATGCTAATGAGTTCCTTGAGGTAGGGGCACGTAAGGAATTCTATAACGCATGGTTTAATGCTAAGAAGTATACACCTGAGAACATAATCAATACATCAGATCAGTTCTTAAAGATGTACAACACGAGTGAGAGCCGTGTGTATGTAGAGACAGGCGTCCAGGAATTCGATGACCTATGTATGGGGCTTATGCAGGGTCACTTCACACTCTTCAAGGCTCAGACTGGTATAGGTAAGACAGAATTCATGAGATACCTAGAGTATCACATACTAACGAAGCATCCAGAGATAAGCATTGCGGCATGGCACATGGAAGAGACAAAGTTAAGATCATTACTTGGGTTGGTGTCATACGAATTGAACCAGAACCTGACACGCAAGGATTTAATAGCACAAGACAGTGCAGAACAGAGGGTACATGATGCTATAGTTAAGCTGACCAAAGATGAGAGACTGTATCAATTCTTTTTGAATGATGAGGACGATCCCCTTGACATACTAGGGCATATACGTTACCTGTCTCAGGCTTGTGGTGTTCAGTACATATTCTTTGAACCTATACAGGACATAGCAGCTAACATGGGTGGTGATGAAAGCAAAGAGCAGTTCCTTGCTGACCTATCTGTCAGATTATCTAAGTTAGCAGCTGAACTAGGCGTAGGCATTGTAACAATCGGACATACAAATGATGATGGTGCTGTCAAGTACTGCCGTATGATAGAACAAAGAGCATCTGTTGTTGTAGAATTACAAAGAGATAAGATGTCAGAGGATGTTGATGAAAGGAATACAACTAAGTTGTTAGTCACAAAGAACAGACCAGTTGGGCCAACAGGATATGCAGGTCAACTTAAATTTAACACCGATAGCTTTACCCTATCAGAAAAATATGGGGAGTATTGATGGAACAACTACTAGAATACGATCCTTTAGTGTACACAGCAGCAGGAATATATTTCTTGGGTGTTGTTAATCACTACGTCTTAATGAACACCATACATATAATACTTGAAGCACCAAGGGATGCTAACTCTATGAGATTTAAGGCTGTCATGTGGCCTTACGAGTTAGGGTTAAGTCTATGGTTAACATTTATAGATAGAGGTGACGAATGAATACATTAGAAAAACTTAAAAATGAATACAAAGAAGCTAAAGAATTAGTAGAGAAAAGAAGGCAACTGTTTTCAGATGTTTATGATGCAATACATGAAACTCTAATGAAATCTATTGATGAAACAGTAGACTCTGCATATCAAGAGGCTTTAAAGTTTACAGACATCAAGACAGCAGAAGCTATAGCAGATAGAGTTGAGATGAGTTACACACTTCCAGAAATAGAAGTTCCATTCTATATAAATCATGTTATGGAAATGGCGTTGAAACAATTAGATGAAGCTAAAGAAATTTACATTGAAGAGCTATCCAAGCATGGTCATCCTGAAGATTTAGATGATGACTTTTATAATGAGTGGTTAGGTAATATGACATGAGCATACTAGCAATGGACATAGAGACAGATGCATTAGATGCTACCAAGATACATGTGATCTGTGCTCAGGATGTTGACACCAAGGAGAAGTACCAGTTCCTTAACGTTTGTACCATACCTGAAGAGGCAGAGGCATTCATTAAGTTATGTAATGATACAGATAAGTTTGTCTTTCACAATGGGATAGGGTTTGATGTTAAAGTTATCAATCGTTTGGTACAAACTGACCTGATTAATCCATCGGACATCATTGATACTCTTATCATGTCACGCCTTATAGACTACAGTATCAAAGGGGGTCACAGTCTCAAGGCATGGGGTCAAAGGTTAGGTGAGTTTAAGATTGGCTTCGATCAGTTCGATGTACTCACCCAAGAGATGATTGATTATTGTCATCAGGATGTTGAGGTTACAGTTAGACTATACAATAAGTTTAAGTCTACAATCTTTGACCCTGATCTACAGGATGCTATCAAATGTGAGCATGACATACAGATTTTATGTGAAGAGATGACAGCAGCAGGGTTCTACTTCGAGAGAGACAAGGCTGAACATCTACTAGATGAGGTTGAGTTGCGTATGGCAGAGCTAACAGATAGCTTTCAACGTGACTTCCCACCACAGCTAGAAGAAGTTAACAGGATTAAGTACCGAAAGAAACAGGATGGTACTACTATGGCAAGTGTGACAAAGGCTAGAGAGAAATACTTTAAGACAACTGTCGATTGGTCAATCAATCCACCTGACCTAGTGTGCTACGATTGGATAGAGTTTAATCCAGCATCACCTAAGATGAGAATAGAAAGACTATGGGATGCAGGTTGGCAGCCATACGAGAAAACAAAAGGACACATACAGTATGATAGAGAACAAAAACAAAGATCGTGGAGATAAGTTTGCTAGGTATGGGTGGACGTTATCTGAAGCTAACCTTGAGACACTACCTGATGATGCACCTCCTGGTGGTAAACGTCTAGCTGAATGGCTAACACTAGAGGGTAGACGATCATCGTTGGTAGAATGGTTGGGTCACTGTGGTGACGACCATCGTATACATGGTAGGTTCACTCACCTTGGTGCATGGACAGGACGTATGGCTCACTCAGCACCTAACCAAGCTAACATACCATCAGAGTTTCATGGCACACCTAAGTCAGCAGTCGAAGAGGTGAAGCATAGGTATGACGGACAGTTCCGTGCCTTATGGGGCGTCGAGAAGGGCAACTACCTAGTAGGTACAGATGCTGAAGGCATACAGCTGCGAGTGCTTGCCCATCTAATGAAGTCAGAGGAGTACGTCGATGCTATTGTGTCAGGTAAGAAAGAGAATGAGACTGACATACACAACCTGAACAAGAAAGCACTGGGCATGTCACATGTAACAAGAGATGATGCCAAAACTTTCATCTATGCATTCCTACTAGGGGCAGGTACAGGTAAGATAGCACAGATACTGCGTGTCAATCAACGTGAGGCAAGCCAATGTGTTGAGAACTTTATGCAATCAATACAAGGGCTTGCAAACCTCAAGAAGAAAGTGATACCACACATAGCTAAACGAGGTTGGTTCAAGGGTATGGATGGACGTAAGGTCATAGTACCATCAGAACATAAGACACTAGCAGGTATGCTGCAGAATGGTGAGTCTGTCATTATGAAACACTCAGCTCTTCAATGGGTACGTCAAGCTAAGGACATAGGCATAGACTTTAAGCTTGTCACATGGCCTCATGACGAATGGCAGACTGAGGTGTGTGGTAATTATGCAACAGCTGAAGAGTTGGGTGCTATGCAACGTCAATCTTTTGTTGACACGGGAGAGAAATTCAATATGGTTTGTCCGTTAGCAGGTTCGACAGACATCGGACGTAACTGGAGAGACACTCACTAATTTACTTGACAAACTATTGTAGATCAGTTAAGCAAATAGAATAATAAATCAGAAGCTAAGTAAAGGAAAAGATTATGGCTGAGAAAAAGAAAACAAAGTACGGTGTATTCGAAGGATCACTATACTATGCTCGTTTGTTCCAAGACAACATGGACAACTCAGAGTACCATGAAACTACACAAGGTCAGTACAACACAATGTTTGTGCCTAAAGACAGTGACGAAGTTAATCGTATGATTGCTATGGGTTTCCCTGAGACAGCAATGGGTAATCAAATGATTAAACCTATTGATGCAGCAGATGGTAAGATGGGTATGAAACTTAAACGCCCTAACGTACACCCATCTGGCATTGATGACTTCGGTGGTGCACCTGCTGTAACCAAGGGTACTACAAGTTCTAAGTGGGACTTTGTAGAGGATGGTGCATTAGGTAATGGTACAACAGCTAAGGTTAAGTTGTCTATCTACGGTGAAGGATCAACAGCATCTGTACGCCTAGAAAAGATTGGTATCCTTGAGCATGTACCATATGAAGAATTAGCCACAGAAGATCGTTGGTAAGATTCCCTCTCCCTCGACTTGGGCATCCCTTAATTGGGGTGCTCCTTTTACTTTAAAGGATTATATCTATGAAGATGAAACCTAAACAGGTACTAGTAGATGGTGATCCGTTTGCATACCGAGCAGCCTTCTCGTGTGAGAACGATCCTGTAGAGGATGCACTAGATAAACTAGATGAGTTACTTGAGCAGTCACTTAACGAGGTGATGTGGGAGCTAGACCCTGAACAGTACCATGTATTCCTGACAGGTAAGGGTAACTTCAGATACGACTACTCGATTACCCATGAGTATAAGGGTAACAGAAAGAACGTAGAGAAACCACAACACCTACAAGCTATACGCAAACACATGATTGACAACTGGGATGCTATTGTGTCAGTAGACGAAGAGGCTGATGACTTGTGTGGTATATGGGCTACCAACTACGGCAAAGAATCCATTGTCATATCCATAGACAAGGACATGTTGCAGATACCATGCTCACACTATAACCCTAACAGACGTACCATGACAGAGATGGGTGAGTTTGAAGGCTTACGTTTCTTCTACACGCAGATACTTACAGGTGACAAGGCTGACAACATCATTGGCTTGTATGGTATAGGGCCTAAGAAAGCTGAGAAGATCCTTGCTGACTGCACTACTGAAGCTGCTATGTACGAGGAATGCTTACGTTCCTACAGTGGTGATGAAGCAAGGGTCATAGAGAATGCTAGACTACTCTGGCTTAGACGTTACGAGAAACAGATATGGGAGCCACCTAAATGCGTTTCAGATCAGGCTTAGAGAAGAGGACAGCAGCCTACCTCAAGAAACTAAAGATCAAGTTTGAATACGAAAAGATGCGTATCAAATGGCAAGACCTAAGATTTAGAACATACACACCTGACTTCGTGCTGAGTAACGGTATAATAATTGAGACCAAAGGGCGGTTCATTCATTCAGATAGAACCAAGCACCTGATGGTCAAGGCACAACACCCCGAACATGATATTCGTTTTGTATTCAGCAACCCTAACCAGAAATTGTACAAGGGTTCTAAAACTACGTATGGTGACTGGTGTGATAAGAACGGATTCAAGTATGCTAAAGAAATTATTCCTGTCGAATGGACAAAAGAAAAGAAAAGGTGATTGACAATGTTTGATTTTGATAGTAAGATTCGTGCTCTTGTCCTTAACTATGGACTAGAACTTCTCCTAGAACAGAACGAAATACCAGAGGAGTTTGTGGTAGCCTGGTTAGTAGAAGAAAAGAGAATAGACATTGATGATTACTTTAATCTTGATGTAGAAATGCAAGAGTGGAAAAGGATAGAGGAATGAATAAAGTAAAAACGTTAGATGAGTACCAAAAGGCAGCTGCAACAACAGCTATTTATCCTGCGAATAGATCATTAGAATATTTAAGTTTAGGTTTAGCATCTGAGGTTGGTGAACTGACAGGTAAGTTAGCTAAGTGGTATCGTAAAGATGGTGTGGCATACCCACATGGTGACATACTAGATGAGCTAGGAGATGTGCTCTGGTTTGTCAGTGAGTTTGCTAGGCAACATAATACCAGCCTATCTAAGTTAGCAAATAGGAATATAAATAAGTTGTCAGATAGGTATGAACGTGGTGTCATCAAAGGATCAGGAGATAAGAGATGAGAATACTAAGGGCATTTGGACGTTGGTGGTTTAGGTTTATCAACTACATGATCACATGGCAGCTACATAGGGATGCTGTTAAACATCTAAACAAATTGACAGACAGAGAACTAAAAGATATAGGACTGACAAGGGGTGATATAGATCGTATGATCTGGTTTAAAGAAGACAAGAAAGATAGAGGGACAAAAGAATGAGCAACAACTACTTACCAACAGACTATCAATCATTCATACACAAGTCACGTTATGCTAAGTACATAGAGGGTAAGGGACGTGAGTCCTGGGATGAGACTGTTGAAAGATACACAAAGAATATTATAGGTGAGCTTGTAGACACCGTCACCAAGAAAGAATTAGAGACAGCTATCCTTAGCTTAGACGTTATGCCTAGCATGAGATCTTTAATGACAGCAGGTAAGGCAGCAGACAGGGACAACACATGTATGTACAACTGTAGCTACGTAGCTGTTGATGACATCAAAGCATTCGATGAAGCTATGTTTATCCTGTTGTGTGGTACTGGTGTAGGGTTCTCAGTTGAACGTCAGTCAGTACAGAAGTTACCTGAAGTACCTAAGTTGTTTGAGAGTGAGACTACAATCGTTGTCAAAGACAGCAAAGAAGGATGGGCTAAGGCTTTCCGACAGGTGATTGCTTTACTCTACAGTGGTGAGATACCACAATGGGATATAGGTTTGGTACGTCCAGCAGGTGCACCTCTCAAGACGTTTGGTGGTAGAGCATCAGGACCTGCTCCGTTAGTAGATCTGTTTAACTTTACAATTGAGACATTCATTGGTGCACAAGGACGTAAGCTGTCATCTATCGAGTGCCACGATATTATGTGTAAGATAGGTGAAGTAGTTGTTGTAGGTGGTGTACGTAGGTCAGCTATGATCTCTTTAAGTAACCTATCAGATGATCGTATGAGACATGCTAAGTCAGGTTCATGGTGGAAAAACAATCCACAAAGAGCATTAGCTAACAACTCTGTTTCATATACTGAGAAACCCGATAGCTTATCCTTTATGAGAGAGTGGATGTCTCTTGTTGAATCAGGTTCAGGTGAACGAGGTATCTTTAACAGACAAGCATCTAAGGTACAAGCAGCTAAGAATGGTAGACGTGACACTAACTATGAGTTTGGTACTAACCCTTGCAGTGAGATAATTTTAAGGCCGTCTCAGTTCTGTAACTTAACAGAAGTTGTAGTACGAGCAACAGATAACATTGACACACTGTCAGAGAAGGTACGTCTGGCTACAATCTTAGGTACTATCCAATCTACATACACTAAGTTCCCTTACCTTCGTAAAGTATGGAAAGATAATACAGAACAAGAAAGACTGTTAGGTGTATCACTAACAGGAGTCATGGACAATCCGTTGATGACCCTGAAGAACAAAGGTTTAGACAAGACACTAGCTCACCTAAAGAAAGTTGCTGTAGATACAAATGCTGAATGGGCTGACCGTCTAGGTATACCAGTATCAGCTGCTATAACTTGTAATAAACCTAGTGGTACTGTATCACAGTTAGTAGATAGTTCTAGTGGGATACATGCTAGACACTCTAAGTATTATATCAGGACTGTACGAGGTGATAACAAAGATCCACTGACACAGTTTATGATTGACCAAGGTATACCTAATGAACCTGAAGCATTCAAACCTGACCAGACTACAGTGTTTAGTTTTCCTATGAAGGCTCCTACAAATGCTGTAGTTACAGCCGACATGGCAGCTATCGAACAGTTAGAGATGTGGTTAGCTTACCAACGTCACTGGTGTGAACACAAACCATCTGTAACTATTAATGTTAAAGGTGACGAATGGTTTGAGGTGGGGGCATTTGTATACAAACACTTTGATGAGATGTCAGGTGTGTCATTCTTACCGTTCAACGAACACACATACCAACAAGCACCTTACCAAGAGTGTGACAAAGTTAAACCTGTATATAAAGAGATAGAGGTTACAGACACAGATGGACGTGTTATCTGGGTAGAATCAGATGAGATAGCTAAACACAGTTATAAATCACTGTTAGCTTTGATGCCTAAGAAGATTGATTGGTCTAAAGTCTCTGAGTATGAGAGTGAAGACAATACATCAGGTAGTCAGACTTTAGCTTGCAGTGGTGACAGTTGTGAGTTAGTAGACTTAGTATAATGTTGACTTCAATAGGAATATATATCACAGTAGTACTAGCTCTTGGTTTAATCCAAGGGTTAGTCTAAAGAAAGGGAAAGATATAATGGCTATGATTAACAAACCGTTCAGCAGAGCATTGTACGAAGCATACGATGGTAAAGCTAAGGATAGGTTAGCTGATTACTTAGAGAGTGTAGGTCACACCATTGTCAGTACTAAAGAAGACTTCAATGTTGACGTTGTATCCCAGAAGGGTGACTACACATACTTCAACGAGGCTGAAGTTAAGACAGGATGGAAGGGTGATTGGAATCCATCATGGGCTGAGATAAGATTACCTGAACGTAAGGGTAGGCTTGTCAACATGTACAAAGACAAAGGTGTCCTTAACTTCTATATCTTCAGGGCTGACATGCAGCAAGCATGGAGAATAAAAGATACCTTACTTACACAAGAGGGCTTGAAAGAGGCTAGAGGTAGGTACATTGCCAAGGGTGAGAAGTTCTTTCATATACCTTACAAAGATGCTGAACTCATTGACCTACAGAAGGAGTCTGTATGATGGCTAAGTGGAACCTAGATGCTGTACAAGATGAGGTAGAATCTGACGTTGTCAACCAACCACCACACTACGGTAATGGTAGAATAGAATGCATAGAATATATGAGAGACAATATGGATCACATGATGTTCATGGGATACTTAGAGGGTAACTGTAAGAAGTACCTACATAGATTCAGGTACAAGCAGAAACCTTTAGAAGATCTACGTAAAGCTAGGTGGTACTTGGATTACCTAATAAAGGAAATGGAAGGTGAATAATGTTTACCCCTATTATATTGCTGTGTTACTTGGAGACAACAACCTGTTTAACTTCAACTGACCAGACAGTCTATGACAATATGGATGATTGTGAATACAGTTTAAGGATTGGTGTAAAAGAACTACTCACAATCAAAGACTGGAATATAAAAGCATTCCAATGTTTAAGCTGGTACATAGATACATAAAGTTAAAGCCCCTTGGATTTCTCCTTGGGGCTTTCTTTATTTCTTTTTCTTCTTCTTAGAATTCTTTAGTGCCTTAGCTGTCGGAGCACCTTTAGATCCTGGTGTTCTCATCTTCTCACCTGAACCAGATGCTATCCGTTTTCTCTTAGCATGTATGTTTGCCCATAATCCTTTAGCCATTACCACTTCACCTTGTTTGCCCAGTAAGCAGCACTCATCTTACCTTTTTTAATGTTCTTAGCATGCCGTGCTTTGAATGCTTTGTTTCTAGCTGATCCATCAGGGCTACCTTTGACACCCTTCTGTCCAAACCTAATGATCTTTTCTTTACCATTAGCACATGCTTTGACAACATGAGACTTAGTCTTGTGACTAGGTGTAGACTTAGGAGAGTTACACTTCATCTTTGCTTTGTTAAGGTTACCTGCCATAATATTCTCGCATTAGTTTAATGGATTGTCAACTAAAGAATCATATGCTTTCCATATGTCATCTATTTCTGTTTGGTATTTGTCAAGCTTATCACCCAGACTATCAGTGATCCCAGTCGATCTCTCAACTTGACTACGTAAGTCAAGCAACTCTTTCTGTTGTTCCAAGATTGTTTGCATCTGCGTACTAATCGTTGACAACCTAGTGTTAAGTCCTCTAACATCATTATCCTGTACCGCCTGTTCTAGTGTTTGTATTCTTGAACCAAGTTCTCCTGCCTTAGCATCAAACGAACCTGACTTCTTTACAACTGTTTCTATCCCTGACTCAACAGCATAGAACCTTTGCAATGTATCATATCCGTAGTAGATACCACCACTAAGAGACCCTAGTATGGGCAGGGCAGCAGCTATGTACCACCCTTTGAATGTAAACCCACCTACTTTTACTTCTGCATCTTCTATCATAGCTATCCTTACATACCTGCTGAAGCTGATCCATTTTGTAAGATGTATGATGCAGCACCATAAACATCATCAGCATCTTTCATGTCATCTGTTAGGTAACCATTCCAACCTGTACCATAACCTGTCTCATCCCATGCAATGACAAATTCGTCTATGCTTTGTGTATATGTGATGGCTGTGTACGAACCGATTAGTATGTTGTTGTTAGCTGCATACGTATCGATACTAGCTGTCAACTCTGTGTTGTTTGCAGCAGCCATGAATGCACCAGCTTGTTGTGAGTACTCAGCTACAGCATCTATAGCATTGTTGTAGTCTTCAACTTCAGCAGCTGATATACTGTACTCTTCTGTAGCTATCATCTCTTGTAGTACTACTTGCTCAGGCTTTGTGTCAGCTTCTTCAGCAAACTCAGCAACAGATGTAGCTGTCATAAGGACAGATGTAGCATCCCCTAGTATGTCAACAGCTTCTACTAAGTTATTCATTGCTGCTGTATGCTCCTGGATAAACAACTGATTAGCATTTGTAGCTGTCGCATAGTCATGTGCTAGTACATTATCTCTAGCATCCTCGTAAGCTACCAACATAGCCTCACTTACTTTAGATCCGTCAAGTGCACCGTCTACTATAACACCACCAACTTCAGCATAACCTACAGCACCTATACCTAAGTTGATTGACAACTGTAATCTATTGTCAATGATACTGATCGTGTTAATTAACGACTGTATCTTCTGATCGCCTGT